CTAAAATTTTTTTAACTGTATTTCAATATTTCCATTGACTATAATTATTTTTGATATTATAGTTTTTAATATACGGTTTTTGTTTTGCTTGTCAATGTGTTCCCACACATCGGCAAGCTTTTTTATATTATCGTATACAAATTCTTTCTTCTGTGAGTTATCCGGGCTCTTCATCTCGTTCTGTATTTTTAGTTTTAATTCATCTATACCGGATTCCGTTTCTTTTATCATCTCCAAAACCGTATCATTTCCCTCAGCATAAAGAGTATATAGACGTTTTAGCTTCGTTTTTTCTTTTTGGAGTTGTTTACTCAAAATGTCCAGACAGCTTTCTCTTTCTTTTGGCTTATGCGATGATAAATTGAGGGAAATCTTTAAAATCTCATCTTCAACCTGCTTTTCAATATCTTCTGCCCACTCAAGCGAATTGCTGCAATTCGGATTGTAATTTGGTAAGTATGACATGCCGTTATCCCTTGAATAGCAATAAATTTTATGTTTCCCATGAGTCCACTTCTGATATCTCATCTTGCATCCGCACACTCCGCAATAGCACAGCCCCGTCAAGAGCTGATTCTCGTGATTAACGCAGAAGCTTTTACTTTGCTTACGAGTTTTTCTTAATTCCTGGGCTAATTCGAATACTTTAATATCGAAAATCGGTTCATGTCTTCCCCTATATAGTTTCCCTTTATACGGAATCATGCCAATATTTACAGGGCTTGTAAGAACCTGTCGTGTAACAAACTCGCTTTTAAATCCTATCAATTTCTGTATTCGAACATCAGAATAACCGGATATATACAAATTCATAGCTCGCAAAGCCATTTCTTTGCGTTCTGGTATGGGAACTAAGATTCCGTCTTCTTTGCTATATCTATAGCAATAAGGGGTGTTTCCACCTCCCATCCAATATCCCTGTTTCACTCTCTCCAGCATACCGCCACGCATTCTAAGCAGCATAGTATTTTTGTCAAGTTGCGCAAACACTGCCATCATCTGAGTGTATGCTTGCTCCATTGGGCTGTCGTAGCTTACACTATCATGCACGCATCTAAAATCCACCCCATTAGGTATGAATACACGTTCAATTAAGTATATTCCATCGACCATGCTTCTTGATAATCGATCTAGTTTAAACGCTACAACACATTTTAATTTTTTCTTTGAGCAATCATTAATTAAGCGTTGCAATGCTGGACGATTCATATTCGAACCTGTGAAGCCGTCATCCTCGTACCAATCAGATATAATCAATTGATTTTTTCTGCAATAATTTTCAATATCTCTTTTCTGACTGTCTAATCCATTTCCCTCTTCGGCCTGTTTTTCTGTTGATACACGCAAATACGCAACACATTCCATGACTATTCCTCCTTTGTGTAGAAATGTGCCGCACATATCATGTTACGACACATTTTACACTACAATATTTTTGCGGTCAACCTAAGCATTCAATTATGATTTTAATAATTTCTTCTGGCAGTTCAATTTGTTCGATGTCAATTTCTTTTCCATCAATCGTAACAATTGCCATATGCTCACCTCTCATTTCACAAAATCAAAAATATTCATCTGTCCTTGTATTTCTTCTATTTCATCTTTTGTAAAAAATTTGCAGGCTGTCCAATTCGGATTCCAGTCAGCATCCAGTTCGTAATTTAAGCATTTGCATCTTTTAATGTTTTTAAACATCCTACATTCAAAGCATTGATGTTCATAGTTCGTACCGCCCGAACGCTTGTACATTTCGCTGATTCTTCTCATAGGCTGATGTCCTTCCATAATTCCGGGCATCTGACAAAGTCATGCTCGCATTCTGCATATATGACGCATTTGTGGCAATCATGCCTACCAATTTGCTTTGCGTATTGTCGTATTACTTTCCTGCATATAAGCACCAGTTCTGGCGTGATATCTAACTTTTCGTCTTTGCCCTCCATGCTTTTCTCCTTTTCTTTGTTGCTGCATATTCAAATTTGCCTTCTTTTACGCAATCTCTTGGGTCACATTCTCGACTATGGCCGACCATAAAAATATAATCGCACGGTTGCATTTTCCCTGATGTGCCGTTTGATTTCGGATAGAACTTGCAGTCTGTACATTGACGATTAGTCAAATTCTGAATTTCTTGTGGCGTCAATTTTATCCACGGTTTACGCTTGTTTTCCATTTTCACCGCCTTGAATCTTTTTGATAAGTTCCTGTTTCATTGCATCCGCTATGTGTTCCCTGACTGATTCTTCAGGAAAAGGGATTTCCAATGATCGCTCTAAAATTCTGTTCGTAATGCGGTCATCATATTTCAATCGGGAAATAGGATAATTACTGGTGAAAATTGTGGTTTTCTTGTCCACATACCGACCATTGATGATTCCGTAGAATTTTTCATTAATCCAATCTTTCCCAGATTCCGCACCAAAATCGTCAATAATCAAGATATCCGCGTAAGTCAAATCACTAATCAGCTTATTCTCTGCGTTTTTTCCTCGTTCTCCCCATGTTGACTTTATCTCATCAAGAATTTTTAGGGATGTTGTGAATTTTACCGATTTCTGATGCTTTTCTATCATCTCATTTGCCATGCTACATACAAGCCTTGTCTTTCCAGAGCCTTTAGTATTTGAATATATGTACAGCCCAATTCCCTGTTTCTGCATCTGTTGGATATTTTCGAGCCAATATTTAACAGCTTTTGCCGCCTGTATGAATATTTCCTTACTTTCTGGAAGTTGATACACGCTGCTTTTCATATTTGAAAATCTGCATTCCTTGTACATATCCGGCATTTCAGCAAATTGTAGCTGGTTCTGCATGATCATCTTCTTTCTGATTCCGCAATGGCATTCTTCACAATATGGAACGCCATTATCATCCCTTGACCATATCCAACCAGAACCGCCACAATCAGGACAATCAGTCTGCAAATGGTGTGTCTGAGATTTCGCTTCCTCCGCATTGATCGAATGGGATAAGCGGTTTGACATGCGCTTGAGCTGTTCTACCGGTTCCATGCTTGATGTCGCCTCCTTTTATAACATTGTAGTTTCCTTCCAAAACTTTTGTAAAATTATTCGGCTTTACGAACCAGTCAAATGTTATCATCCATCCGCGGTTATTCTCTCCTCGCAGAAAATCACTGTTGCAAACGTTGTTGATTGCATTAAGACTTCATCAATTCCGTATTCACGGATTCGCCCTTTGAGTAACTGATATCTTTTTGATGATGGTTTAATATCGCGTATTGGATTGATACCAACTTCCTGTAATTTGTTCCATTCTTCGATGACGCGTCGGACATCAGTCTGACAAATAGTATCTTTAGATACTATTAATTTATTATCTTTCTCTTTATCTATATCTTCTTTCTTATTCTTTATCTTATTCTGTTGCGTGACGTCACGTGACATGTCACGTGACATATCTTGTTCAATCATAATTTTTTGCCTTTCTCTCTGATTTTGCTTCCTGATTCGGTTCTGTTCTCTAATTTTGTCCATGCCTCGATGTTCTGATATTTTTTCCAATTGAAAATCTGTAAAAATCATCAATAATTGATATCATTTCGAATTCTTGGAACACCTTTAAAGCAAACTGTATAGTTGCCAGAGGTCGATTAAACAGTGTGGAGAGCATTTGTTCTGTATATGGTATTTCTTTTGTAAAATAAACCATTCCAGAATCATTAGTTGTCCCGGCAAGGCACAAAAGTTTTAACCATATAACAATGATCGTATCTCCATCTGGAAGGGATTCAATTTGAACAATTTTTCTATTATCCCAAATGTTTGTTGCCATTTTAATCCATTTTACTTCTGCCAATTATCTATCACTCCTCTCAATTAAGCGGTAATCCAACAAACAGCGGAAGAACTAATGCCATTAAGCATAATGGTTCTTTTGTATAACTGAGTGCCGCTATTACGGCAAATGATGTACTGGCCCATGCTACTGATTTCGCCATTGCTGTATTAAAATCCATTTAATCACTCCTCTCCCCAGTCAATTTTCTGCCCGCATTCATAACAGTACTTGCTTATTTTTTTACCAATAATAGGTGTTCCGCATTTCGCACATTTTTGAGTGGAAAATATATTGTACGGAAAATCTGGAACATATTCTTCAGGTTTGCATGGAATCTGCTTTTCCAATGCTTTTGCTCCGGAATCACACGCCCATGCTTCCTTGAGATATTTTTTCTGCCATTCATCTTTGTTTTCAGAACTTTCAATGAAACATAAATGCTGGTCTCTCATATCGGATAATATGTCTTTTGCTTCTTCTGGTTTCATGTTAATCCTCATTATCGTCCTCCTCAATACTGACAGTTTCCAGATCTGCGAAATCACAACACATTGCGAATCCGTCAATCATTTTCTTTTTAACTCCAAATACCTCTATCATGTGAGAATTATTTTCCATGATTTTTATTACATCTGACTTTTTAACATATTCAGCCATTCTTCATCTCCTCCAACTTCTTCTCAGCTTCTTCACGGGTGAGGAACCATGTTTTCCCGTATTCTACGTCAATACAAATAACGTTCGGGGCATGAATACTGTCTTTATCACACTGTACGAACCAACCACTTTGTGAAAATACAATGCTGTAAGCTTTTTGATGATACACTCTGTTATTTGCTTTATACCCATTCAGGACATTTAAATCATAATTTGCTTTGCTCGGAATCTTATAAATATCATCACCGATTTTAACCGGCAGTCTTACAAACAAACACTGTTCTTCTAAGTCTTCATATTCTGCAAGTTTTTCTGATGCCTTTATATAATCATGGTTTTTAACCCACACATTTGATTCTCCGTCTGGTGTAATATCATATCTTTCTGTTAATCTCTCCATCTACTTCACCTCTTTCAACTTCTCAACTGCCAGCTTCAAAGATTCTACAAACTCATCATTCAACGCTGCACGATCTGGATTCTCGATAAACTTCTCAATATTTTCAATTGCTTTCTCTTCGGGTGTAGGAACTGTCCCTTTTCCTACTTTTGCAATTTCAATAAGTTCATCTATATTATTTTCCCAATTACGTGTATTGCACAAATCCGTGTTGCACTTATTATTCCTGTTGTCCAACACACATCCTATACATTCACGTTCGCAACAATTGCTTACATCTGCAATCCGCTCAATAAACTCTCTTGCTGTCATTTCTTTTGTCCCGAGGAGTTCTGATGCCTCATAGAAAGCAAAGTCTGATCTGACACTTGCCGCATGAGTTATATCATGTTCATAAAATCTTAAAATGTCTGGAAAATATTGTGCTTGTAATGGCTCGCAATAGTCTTTTAAATACCAACGAAATCCCTGTTTCTCAGCTTCTTTGAGAAGCATTTCATTTTCTTCTTTTGTCCTGACCAGAACACATGTGTTTCTTAAATCAATCATCTATTTCACCTCTTCCATCTGACTTTCTACAATATTTGCGAGTAATTCCAAGGACTTAATAAATGAGTCCGTCAATGCTGCTGTGTCTGGGCATTTAGCAAATGCTCTGACAAGTTTTACTGCATCCATGATTTCTTCTCCATCTTCGATAATTTCAGATGCTTCATGCAATGTCTTTTCGGCACAGCTGTAAGTAACGATCTTGCTGTCATTAAAATTCAATATGTTTGGAAATGGAATTTCGATAGGGTCTAAATGGTTTCCTCTTGCCCATGTGAATCCCTGAAACTTTGCTATTTTCAAAACACTCAAATCAAATATTCTTCCTGCATTCTTACAAATACACTTTTTCCTGTTAAATCAATCATATTTTTCCTCCCTTAATCTTATTGCTCGCTTTACCTCTTTATCAGAATCTCTGACAACTCTACCGCTTGCGCATTTTACGCATTTGATTCTCCAACCACCTTTATATCTTTCGAAATGTCCATAACCTGTTGGAACTTTTTTACCGCAACAATAACAAGTTCCTGGATACCTATTTCTTGCCATTTACCTCTCCTTTCTCAATCCATTTCCACCAGAGAATCACATATACTGTTCTTAAAAAAAATAATCCGTAACGCTCTTTATGGATTGAATCAAAATTCTCTCGTCCAATCTCCATTACTCTTTTCCGTGCCTGATCTAATGTTTTACACGGTTCTTGACACAAAAACCACATGATTATTTCACCTCTTTCGTAATTGCATCAATGCAAGAGTTCCAGCCAATCTTATAGCTCGGCGGTTTACCTCCTGCTTTGAAATACTCGCCGTTATAAAGCCCAGTTACTTTCATCTTCTCTGGCAATGGCTTCAATGGACACCAAGCCGGTCTTGATTTGCTTTCGCAATCATAATGTTCTTCTGTCATCAGAATTACATCATAATCTAAACAGTCAGCTAATTCACAATAACCCACATATTCAAGTTCGCCGCAGTATGCAGTTCCGAACGGGCAGTCATAGCAATTCTCCGGTGTATCAATCACTAATACTGATTTACTCATCTTCTCCTACCTCTTTTCTGCAAGAATGCTCCATACTGTGCAGGACTGATAATATCTTCCTTTTCTCTTGTATCCAGACAATATCCAAGTCTTCCATTCTTTTTATTTTCTTCTTTTGTAAACATGGTTGAAATGTCTTTGCCTTTATTCATCTGATTCATCCTGTATCTTAGAAAGTGGTTCAAATCTTCTTTTCTGCTTTACATTTGGATATTTCTTTCTGTCCACATCACTCGTAAACATAGTCAACGGTCTGCACCATGTTACAAATGGGTATGCAAAGCACTTGTAGATCACCATGATTTCATCAGATTCTGTATGTACTGCGATATCGGTGACAATATAGATTCTTCCTTTGAAGTGTTTATATCTTCTTCCGACCATGCTATCTTTTAGCTTCCCTAATGTCCCAACTGATACATTGCTCATTCAGCTCCACCACCTTCTAAGATTTTAATAGCATAATCTATAGCTCTGTTCCATTCCAAATCCTCATCATTGGAAACAAGACGAAATCTGTCCATAAGCGATTCCGTAACTTTTTCCGCATCAAATGCTGTCGGCTGTCTGTTAATGCAATCAATAAACTCTTTCTGGTCGGAACTAATACTTGTCCCGATTTCCCAAATTTTAATGTATTTAATTAATTCATCAGCATCAATCAGTCTACTCATCTGTTTTGCCTTCTTTCTTGTCAAAATTCAAATCAACTCTGATCACATCTGTTTCTATTGCCGAAAGGCAGCTTATTTCTAAATCGTAAAATGGTTTCAGCAGCTTTGAACCGGCATTGAATGTATCGTAATCCTCCCAGCTTCTTCCAGGGTGACATATCTGAATTTTTATATCGCTTTCAGGATCGTCGTCAATTACTGCTATTAAATCAATTAACTTCATTTTTCACTCCTCTTCTCAATTGCTTTTGCAAGGTCAGAAATACAATCGCCAATATAGAATATTGCTATCATTGCAACATTAATATCTGATATTTTTGCACCTAAAATCCAACAAATAAATATAATCGCCAACCATACAAGACACATTTTTTTATTCATCCTCCCACACTCCCAACAACCGCATTCTCTCATACAGTACAGCGACGGTCTTGCGTCTGTATCCGTAGAAGTCTTTCGGGTTCATTGGGATATATCTTTCTTTGCTGATTTTCCTGTAGCTTTTCTGGTGCAGGATATTTTCAATAACTATATCCGCTATCACCGTGTTCTTCGGGCAAGCTGACAAGGCAGCACCGGAAAGCAGGTATCCATACTCTGCCGGGAAGTCTTTCAGCATCGTATTCAGCTTTTCAATGTCTTCTGCCGGAATACCGTAGTCTTTCAGCTTCTTATTCCTTGTCAGCATACCGTTCTCCTTTCTAATCGTCTGGGTGGCGCTTGTCGTACATGATCGCTACACATACAAAGCCAACCACTCCGAATATGATTCCAATGGTGAATCCTAATAAAAATGCAATCATGTTTCTTCCTCCTTAACATAATCTTCGCAATCTTCTGCATATTCGTAGCTATCCATCATATCACACCGGTTATCGCAACCGCCTTGCTTTTCACAGCAGATACAACATTGCGTTTCACCGTCTGGACACTCTAATTTGCAATATCCCATTTAGTCCTCCTTATATGGTTCTGGAAGTGACCTCCATGCCACAACTTTTTCATATGATTTCAAATCAATCCACACTAATTCGCCATAATAATTATTGTTAATAGAGAACCACTCACTTCGGCAATAGTATTTATTTAAAATTTCATTATAAATATATGCCATATAGTAATCGGATTCTTCCGGCAATCTCTCACTGACTGGAATCCAACCATTTTCTTTCTCGTCCTGTTCCAGATCATCCTTAATCTGTTCTATCATATCCATAACATCGCTTGCCAAAACCATCTGGTGGTCATCCACAAGTTTCTTCATGAAATCATGATAATCCGATAATCTGTCTTTGATATGTATCATATTATCTCATCCTTTCTCAATGTCCGCTTCTTACCATGCAAAACAGCAGTTCTGTCATTGATCTTTTTCTTGATCCATTGTGTTTACACTTTATAGCAGCCGATAATTTCCATTTTTCCACATCTCCATCTAGTGGTGTTGGGTTTTCAAATTCTTCGGCAACATCTCTCTGATACGGAACTGCAACCATTACTCCCATGTTACCTATTCCCGCGTAACATTCCGGAAAATTCTCACGTATATGTTGGGCAAATTTTCCATTTTTTAAATCAGGTAAAATCTCTTTGTAGCACTCCATTGTTGTTACAAGGTAGTTTTTTTCTCCAATAAAATTTAATCCATTTCCGCTGTAAATATCCTCTTTGCAGCTTTTGATTTCATAGCATGTAAATATTCCTTTTTCGATTGCTGAGATAGAACACTGGTTTTCCGGAATAAACTGCATGTAATCTACTCTTCTTGGCTTTCCTGCTGCGTAGCCATAATCAAGGCTTACTTCTCTAGCCCAGTATTTACCTGGGCCAGAAAAACAGCTTTTTTCCAGCAATTGACTAAGAAATTTTGTTGTTTCAGATCTTTTCATTCTTCCACCTCCTCATAAGTTTCTCTGAATATATCTGGCTTACACGGATAAAATTCACCGTGTACACCGCGGATGATATAATCACCAATATTCGCCATATGTTCGCCCTCTAGCGTCTTGATTACTAATCCGCCCGGAACCTTCCATTTGTCGATATAGAAGTTATCAGATACAATCGGTAAATCAGATGTTATATACTCCTCCGGACAATTGCCATTTGTCAGGAAATCGAACATTTCTCGATGATTTGTACCAGTCCACTGTACTGCGTCAATTACAACTGGTTTCTTCTTGTATTTCATACTTCCACGCTCCCATCCTCTGGCATTTGATAATCAATATGTCCATTTATATAGGCTTCCTGAATCATATCCAGTACTTTCATGGCTTTTTCTCTGGTGGAATAATGACCAATTGGGCACACGCAATCCGTTATATTAAACCCTTGTGCACATTCCCAGAATCGTAGCTCTCGTGTATTGTTAAGACTGATCAATCGGCTTTTATCCTGACTTCTGATTAACATTTTGTATCCTCCTCATCTTTCTCACAGAATCCTCTGTATTCATGCACTGAACACTCGATTCCACGACTCCATTTCATGTATGTGAGTTTTTCTCCTGTCAATTCGCATTTGTGTTTTCTTGCGTTCAGATACTTACAGATTCCGTCACAGTAGCTCATTTTACGTCCTCCTTCTTTTTAAATTCCATCTTCAAATCATAAACAAACTGGCAAAGCTTCTCTGCAACCTCATCCGCATTCTCTACATTTGCAAGCTGTCTAACATACTGCTTACCGCAGATAACGCAAGTCAACTTTCTGATTGTTTCCCAGACCTGCCATGAAATAATGGTGGAATCAAAAGCATCTGCCATCAGAGAATATCTTCCATTTCCATTCTCATCTCTGAACCACTTTTCTCTCGGTGCTTTTAATGTGGTTGCGACGTCTTCTCTGGTAAGACAGCCTTTGTATTTTTCGTCCATACGTTTTTCCAGTTCGTCCAGAAGTTCCTTCTTTTCCTGTTCTGTCATTACCAACCTCCTAATATCTGTCAAATTCAATATTTGTGTCTGAATAGAATTTGTAAGCATCTTCTCTGATTTTATTAACTTCACGCATGATAATTTCTTTTGTTTTACTGACAGCTTCCTCAAAATCCTCTGTTCCGAGATTACAGTTGAAAACACCCAATGTACTACAGTTTAGAAACAGTGTATCTCCGTAACCAACGTATTTGTGGATAACGATTACTAAAGAATTGTATTTCAAAGCGAAAACGCTCCCGGTTTTGGGCTCTTCGTTATACTTAGCGTTACTTTTGAATTTCATTTTGCGTCCTCCTTTTTCAACATCGGAAACAGCCATCCTGTCTTTTCGTTCGATGCAATCCAATCAAATTTTAGCTCTGATAATTGATACTTTTTATTGCATTTTTCACAGATAAATCCACTTGTTTTACTGTATTGCCCTATAATTCCACCGCATCCACATCTACAGTGTTTATAATCCATTTCCATCCTCACTTTCCCCATCTAAGAAACTGACACGCTATCAATTTAGATTTACGTTCATTTTTCTTGCTATAGTTTCTATAACTGTCACTGTTACGCCGTTTCCTGCCTGCTTGTATAACTGGCTGTCAGAATTTACGAACTGTGCTTTATCAAAATAATCATCAGACCAACCTTGCAGCCTAAAGCATTCTTTCGGTGTCAGCTTCCGGATTGCTATGTAACACTGATATTTTTCATACCAGACCGCATATACAACCAATTCTTCCGACACTTGAACAAATATCCCTTGATTGCAGCTTGTGTCTAGTGTGTTTGCAATCTCTTTCCCAACTCTTCCTCTTCTTATCTTACTACCTGGAACTGATAAATTCACAGCATCGACACCAACTCTGCACTCTGAATATCCTTGTTTTGTTGCTTCTGCTACCTTTACGCAAATATCTAAATTATTTTCTTGCGATTGTCCTCTAAGTATCGAAACTTTATTTCTAGGAGCAACTTTCCTGATTGTGCTTGCTGTAATGTTTTTGAACTTAACAGCAACAGCCGTAGCACCTCTGTCTGTTTGGCAAGCGAAATTTACTCCGCTGTTTTTCTGGTATTGATTTTTCAATGTTCTGCATGTTCCATCTGGCATACAATTAAATCCAGTAGGTTCAATCGCTACGCCATGTATATCTGCTCTTGTAAGTGTAAACATTGGCTCGCCATTGTCTCTGAATCTCCGTCCATTCTGACGTTTTTCTGCGCGATCTGGTGTCAATACTGGAATTGCAATCTTCGGATTGTTGTTGTGTCCTGCCGAATGGCATTTTGTGATTCCATCAATCCCAAGCACTTTTCCATCTTGTGACGAATTAACTTCTCCTATGACTTTTATTGCAATTCCACTATCCTGTCCGGCGTGGTTCGCTACGCCTTTGTAGTATCTTGCTTTTAAGCATCTTGCAGTGTCTGTCATTTGTGATCCCTGGTAGCATAAATCTATGAAACACGGCAAGACAACATGGTGTTCCCTTCCTACGCCTTGACAGGTGCTTAATGCTTCTGTGATTCCATCTTGCGCGAATACCTGTGTATTTCTGTTGTAACCGTCCCTGTGGCCTATTATTTGAATACTATCTTCTCTGTCTGCTCTTTCGACAGGAAATACTTCTGCGGAGCCTCTTCCTCTAAGATGTCCAATAATAAAACATCTTTCCCGGTTTTGCGGTACTCCGAAATCTTTGGAGTTGAGCACCTGCCATTCTGCATCATACCCTGCCCTATCCATTTCAATGAGCAGTCTGGCGAAATCCCATCCTCCATTAACACTAAGCAGATTTTTAACGTTCTCAATGAAAAGGTAAGTGGGTTTATCTTCTTCTTTGAGTTGTCCGACAAGGTACATAACTCTGAAAAACAGGCTTGAACGGTTTCCTTGAAATCCGGCTTGCTTTCCTGCAACGGATATGTCCTGACAAGGGAATCCGAAACACCAGCAATCTGCTTTTGGAATGTCTCCGGCATACACTCTTCGAATGTCATTTGCATACCATTCTCCATTTCTGTATTCCTCCTTTAATATTTCCTTCTGTCTTTTCTTGATAGGAATATCTTCCAATGTCTTTCGCTGCTCTTCTGTCAGTAAGTGCATTGAGATGTAACTCGCAGTAGCAAATTTATCGAATTCGCAAAAACCAACGCATTCATGCCCCGCTAATTCCATTCCCCTGCGAAATCCTCCGATTCCTGCGAAAAAATCTATAAACTTCATTTTAAACTCCCATCTTCTTAACTAATTTTTTATTCAATTCCTCTTATCATCATGCTTAATTTACTGTAACAAGGGCAAATTCTTGTGTGATCGTAAATATCTTCCAGCAAGATGCAAAATGGAAACATCTGTTTTACTTCATAGATATGTTCTATTCCGTCCTCACCACGTTCTGCGTATTTGATTCTTTTTCCAACATGCAAATCAAATGCATTGGATACGTAGGCTTTTAAACCATAAGATTTTACTTTGCTCATTTTTATCTAAAACCGCCTTTCATCAAAATGTGAACATTTCCTCGTTATCATCACCAGAATCGAAATCTGACGTTTCTTCATAATCAGTTGATTTATTTCTGGACATATTCTTTCCACGTTCGATCAGTTCTGTTCTCTGCTCTTCGGTCAATTCTCTTGGTGCTCGTAATTTCACGTACTTAACTGGGACATGGGCAAATATGGAACCATCTTTGTTTGTGACCAGAATCTTCACATCTTCTGGATGCTGTTCTGCTAGCTTCAGGACTCTTCCTTTCATCTTACTGCCGTTATGCGCTGATACTTCTGCGTACTCACCACCGCGAATCCACGCAATGCTGCATTCATTGCAATTCTCTGTCATGATTAGTCCTCACTTTCTCCAAACCCAAATTCTTTATTTATATTTATGGAATCAAATTCAAGTTTAATTCCCATTGTTTCTTTTGCTTCCTGGTATGCTTTTTCAATTCCAACTTCTTCAATGTGTTCTTTGGCAGAGTTTAGGTTTTCTAAGAATCTCTGATTGGATTTTGTAAATCCCCATGTTTTCTTAATTGCAAACAAACTGATAAGAACATTTGCAACTGCGATATAATCCTCTGCTTTCCATAGTTTTTCTTGTGATTCTGAAATAAGTTCTTCCGATATTTCCTTGCGCATTTCATCTTCACGTTGCTTCAAGTACAGTTTTAGTGTTTCAACTCTTGCGCCTGTCGTTTTGGAAATCTGTTCCAAACTGTAATTACTAAAATTGTATGGAATTGGATTCCGTGACTTTTCAGCCGCTTTCTGCTGTCTTCTTCTCTCTGCCCTGTTCATACTCCCATCATCCCTTTCAACTGGTTTGTGATTAGAACAAATTCTTTCAGAAGTTTCCTGTCTAATGGTGTGGTTCCAGTCACGGTATTATCGCCATCATAGACAACTGCGTATTTTTCATTAATCAGTCTTGCGGATGAAACCGCATTCAAAACTTCTTGTCTGGAGCATTTCAGCATTTGTGAAATATCATCAGCGGTCATATCGCCAATCCATTGTTCATTCTCGAAAACACTGTATATTCTCATACTTCTGCCACCTTCTGATATTCATATCCAACAAGGCGAAACGCTCGCGGAGTATTCGGATGCGCAGTAGCAATCAAGCCATCAAGTTCGAGCTGCCTCATATGTCGTTGCACAGTTGCTTTTGATATGCCAAGCTTTCGGCAATTTCTTTAAATGACGGTGCGTATCCATATTTTGTAAAATATCTGATAAGAAACAGATAAATTTCTTTTCTGTTCTCTTGCCACTCGAGATACTTTCTTTCGGCGTTATATTTACTTACCATAGTTACCTCATTTCTTTTAACCTCTGGGTTCAGATCGCGCTCATATGCCAAGGAAGTTGCATGAATCAGTCCAAACCCAGAGGGCGTGCGCATATTTAGTTGTAATTATTTGGGATTTTGTCTGCCAGAACCGGCAGCTTTATCATTTGTAAGAGTCTTCATCAAGAAGATTGTTGAATTTTTCGAGTGCCTTTATAGACACCTTATTGTTTGATTTCTCTGGTCTGATTGATACTTCTAAGTGAGTATCAATGATATGCTTTAATTCTCTTGCAAGGGTTATTTTGCCTTGCTGTATACCCTGTCTGTATGTCTTAGGCGGTTTGTACTGCCCTGTTACTTGCTTACCGGTTGATTGTCCGCCAGCTGTAATGTTGTACATCTGGAAACCTTTATCTGCAAAAGCCTTGATCGTTTCAATTTCTTTTTGGTCAATCTCATTTTTGGGGCAAGTTCTGTATGCAAGTTTCCAACCAGTAGGATTGCTTTCACTGTAAAACTTATGCTTTTTAAGGCTTAATGCTATATGGTCATATTCTGCTAAATGGCTCGCACATCTCTCACGAAGGTTGACTGCCTGTCCACAATACGCTCGGTTTATTCCGGCTTCGTCAGTTCTGTAAAACACATATATACCACTAGAATATGGAATCCCAGGACATATCTTTTGTATTCGATTTTCTCGTTCTCGCTTCATTGCAAAAACTTTTCTGTAGTCCACATCAATGTCTTTTCTATAATCCACCCAGCATCACTCCTTTACGATCTGGTCTATAATTCTCTTGCATTCATCTTTGACATAAGCAAGTGAACAGATTTTGAAATCCGTTTCGAAGCTGAAATCTTTGCTTGACTCTCTCCAGAAGTCTTCCATTGTATGAAAAAATTTTTTAAAGTCTGGGTCGTCTCCAAAATACTGTTTTGCTGCATCAACATCATATCCATCAAAACAATGAGCACAATCAAACCCAATCCACCATGTATCTTTATCATCGCAATTATATAAATGCGATTTTGCATAGGTAACTCCACCATGGCATATAAGATGGCTCAACTTATCAACACTTTTCTTCGCTAACTTGTGACTGTAAGGCACTCCAACATATCCACATCTGTATGCTCCGGGCATAAACAGAACCACATATGGATAACCTTTGTATGTAGATTTTGTTTCTAAAACTGGTTTCATTTAATCACTCCCATTCATCTTCATCATCATCTTCACCATTATCATAGTAACCATTTTCCATGATTTTTTTAAATGTAGCTATTGCTTTTCTAAACCTGTCGCGTAAAACATCTTCTTTTTGCTCAAGATCTGCGATTGCCTTTTTACGTTCTTCGATTTCTTTAAGCAACGCTGCGTTCTCTTCTTCAAGATTGTATCTAGCAATATGTTTCATGGTTGTTGGGTCAAGTTTTACAAGTTCCTTTCCAGTGACAATAAGAGTTGTTGGATTCATCATTGCCGGCACATATGTTCTTGTTTCACCATAAACCGATGTAGTTTCTATTTGTTCTGGTGGTTCAGTAATATCCTCAATGGATTCAACATCAAAGCACATCATTTTCTGATTGCTAAAATAAATAATCTGTCCTGTTTGTACCATTTCATCACTCCTTAACTAAACGGAAGCTCATCATCTTCTGTGAACGCTGGAACACTCATAAAATCATCTACACCCTGTTCTGGACTCGGAATCGGTGGACGTTGTTCTTCTGACTGGTTCTTTTTGCTTTCCGCAAATTCCTGTTCCTCGATTAGCACGTCAGTGGTGTACACTTTCTGCCCATCGCGATTAGTATAACTGCCGGTCTGAATTCTTCCGGTGACTGCGATTTTGATCCCTTTGTACAGATATTTCTCGGCAAATTCACCATTCTTTCCAAGAGCCACACAGCCGATAAAATCAGCTGTGGGTTCATTGTTTTTGTGGTACTTGCGGTTGACTGCAAGTGTGTATCTGGCAATCTTAGTATCGTTTGTTCCCATTCGGACATCTGGATCTTTAATCAAACGTCCGATCAAAATTACTTTATTCATGTTTTTTCTCCTTAGAAATCGTTGCAAACAGTTTCTCGACCTTTTCGATCGCATCATTCCAACCCTTGTTGTACCGACAGAACAATGGGTCAACTTTCTCTGGATTACTGTGAGTTGACGGCTTCTTTAATTTTTTAAGTAATTCTAAGAAATGTTCCATGCATCTTCCTCCTCATAATCATTACAATAAAGCGAACCATAGTCCCATGCCAGTATGCAACCTCTACGGTATTTGCATTTGTCGCAATCAGTCATTTCCATGATTTTCTCCTTTCAAAACGGGCATAAATTCAAGTCAACTTCCAGTCCAGCCCGCCCAATCTGAACCAGAACATTGTCTCCTGCGACTTCCTGTATTTCTTTCTGTATTTTACAGGCATCAGATGCCTGACCACTTAAATGTACCAGTGTTACCGTCCGAAGCGATTCTGTGCGATTTTGCTTAATGAATTGCTTGCAAGTTGACAAAGAGCAATGTCCTTTTAATCTATGACTGTAGTTAGCTTCTGTTTTGTCCACCAATTCTTCACAGTAGTTGCATTCAATTACCAGATGATGTATGTTCATTTTCTGGAAATTATATTTACTGTACTCAAAATCAGTAATATACAGAAGCTTCCCCATTTCATTGTGCTCCACCAGATATCCGTAGTTCGAGCAAGGTACAAGCTGATTTGCTTCCTTATCGTATGTTGTATGCGGCAATTCAAATGGAATCACGTTAAACGAACCAACTCTAAATGGATGCCTTTCTGGAACACCTTTCATTAATTCGCCTGTTCGGATGTTCATGTTCTCAACTGTCTCGTCATTGGTGTAAATCTGAATGCCCTCATCCATTATTTCTTTGAATGCTTTGGTATGATCTACGTGCTCATGTGAAAGAAGTACACCAGAAACATTGCTTATCTGATAGTCAATCCCTCTGAGGATTTTCTTGTAGTTGCACCCGCAGTCAAGAAGAACAATCTCGTCTGCACTTGACTGCAAAGCGTAACAATTTCCTTTGGTACTACCTGTTGAAATTACTCGCATGAACAAATGACATCACCTCGCTTTCTGTACATTGCATTTATGCTTCTAAGATATTTTCAACTTCATCTATGGTTTTCTCTAAATCGGAATAGGCATATGGTATGTCCTTCCCTCTATTTAGACTCTCTAACTCCGCATAACTTACTTTGCACATGCTGTCTCGTATTAATTTGAGCTGTTTCAGTGGAAGTTCAATGGTTATTATCTGTTCCCAGTCTTTCTTGCTGTCTACTCTCTTCATACTTCATCATCCTCCGGGAATCTAAACACAATGTTTGCCGGTTCGAATTTCACATCTAGGCTGTTAACCATTGTTTTGATGATTCCAAAACCTCTTGCAGCCATTTTTACGCATTCCTCGTAATCGCCATCACTCATTTCAACGTTTTGTGCAAGAAACATTCCTGCATACACTTTATGCAAGGCTTTCATAGCTTTTTGGGCTTTTTCATTTGTCGAATAACGAGCCATAATTGTTCCTTTTTCACCAACTATCGGCACATATGCTATTATGATATTTCCTATTCTACTTAATGCTGCAATTTCATAAGGAACATCAAATTCCCCGTTCTGACTTACTAATCTCATTTCATTCTCCTTTCAATTTCTAAATCCATACTATGACATAGTTTGGTGCAATTTCCATGAAGCATATGATTCTTGCATGCTCCGTATTTTTCATGAAATTTTTCTATCGACATCTTCCCGTCATTCATTGCCCGTACCCATCTTCGGATTTTTCTTTGTGTCTTTCTTTTTTTGTCCCCGCGCAACTTTCGGATATATTTTCCTTTATCAGTCACGTAATGATGAAAGCCCAGATAACACAAGCCCATGCGAAACGGTACAATTTGTGATTTAGGGTTTAGTTCCAATCTAAGGCTTTCAACCATCTTTCGGATTGCCTTGAGAATTTCTCTGGCATCTTCTTTCGTTTTACAAATCACATAAAAATCATCGTTGTATCGTCCGTAATATGGATTTCCAAATTCAATCGTTATCATCTGATCCAGTGAATGTAAAAGCAACAATGCGTACTTCTGATTTACCTGATTTCCTAATGAAAGCCCGGGATTACCTGTACTGTCAATAAACAAATGGTTCAACCAGACTGTAAAATCATCATCAAAGTAATAATCCAAAACATCTTTCATGATTTCATGGTCTATGCAATAAAAGTATTTGTGAATATCACATTTTACAATCCAACTATTCATTCCATTTCTTTTATAGAAATCCAACATTTGATTTCTTAACCCGTCCATTGCCATGTGTTGTCCTTTTCCTTGCTGTCCGGCAGTGTTCCATTTAATCAGGATATTTTCAAGTTTCGGTGTCAGAATGTAATCAGAAAAGCATCTCTGCACTACTTTGTCCTTAAATGCACATGATTCTATCGTTCGCTCTTTTGGCTCATGAATTTGAAATTTATTATACGGATTTATGGTATACGTTTGGCTTTCCAATTGTTCCTTCAAGAGATGAATGCCTTCAAGAGACAAATTAGAAAATCTTGCAGTACCTGAATTAAATTTCTTACCGCTCTTAACCTTCTTGTAAGAACGATATAAATTTTCAAAATTTGTAACAATTTCTTTTTCCATTTATTTTGTTCCTTTGTATTTATCCGTTGCGGAAAGGTTATGCATTTGCTTGTATCTTTACTGATTTCAGCTTTACGCTTACTCTGTCTGCCTGTGATACAAACTGGGCGAACACCATTTTCGCCGTTGTAATTGTTGTTGTTGATATTGCCCGAAGGGGAAACAATAGTATTCGCAGTGCATAACCTGTGAAAATTATCTTTTCCTGTCTTTTGTTCTCCATGAAATAGTCATATACTTTATATCTTTTACCATTTGCGACCATGCTTCCATTCCACCGGAATTGATAATTCCTAATTCATATGAAAGTTCTATAAAGTACATCAACTCATCACAATGAGTAATGGCTTTTGTTTGAAGTTCTAATCGTTCTCTTTTATAATCTTTCAGATCAGTTCGGTTGGCTTCAAATAGTGACTCATAAATTTCCAATGCTTTATTTTGCATTTTATCTACAAGTGAAAACCTGTATTTCTTCGGGTATCGTCTGGCATTACTCGTAACTATTAATGTATGCTTTGCAAGCTGCTTGGCCTTTGTTATTACCTTTAAATCTTCATTTGACATCAATCATCATTCCCCGATTCAAAGATTGAAGAAGAAAAGATACAAACTGGGCGAACACCATCCTCGCCGTCGAAATAGTTGATGTTGACATAGCCCGAAGGGGAAACAACGGTACTTGTTGCACTGTAATCATTTGCTGGTGTACTCCATGGAGTAAGCAACCACCACCATTTACCCATATTTGGAAGGAATTTTCTGTATTTTCGGTATTCGTCCATCGTCAAAATCGAAATCTTATCTTTACAATGTCCATATTCTGTCTGACCGTCCAAAGAAAGCAAATCTCGATCAAACTCAATAACTGCATCTTCTCCAAACTCGTCAGTAATTTTTTTAAGAAAACGAGTGTTTAACTCATTTCTCAGTTTACTTGAAATCCAGTTATTTGAAGCTGAATCAAATGTTCTTTCTTTTCCATCAAATCCATTCAAAATGGCAAAATATCCTTTTTCTGTCTTATCCAGAATCAGCCATTCCATACCAGCAAGTTCAATAGCTTTTCCGATTTCCGGCTTTCCGATGTGCTTTTTCTTGAATTCTGCGAACTCTTTACTTAATCTGGATAATTCATCCTCAAAATATTTCAGATTTTTCTTCATAATCATTCCTCCACCTTAGATACAAAGATATTAGATTTTAAGATACAAACTGGGCGAACACCAAGACCGTAGTCGCAATTGATGTAGCCGACATAGCCCGAAGGGGCAACAACGGATAAGCTTCTACTCCATCCGTGCTCTTCTGTCGACCATGGCGACAACGTCCAATACCAGTCGTTCAGATCATTGTTCGGTGTAATATCTGTGTATTCTCGTGCTTCATCAAACGTAATTGGACGGATTTTGCATTTTACATTTCCGACTTTCTGTCCATCCGCAGTGATAATATCTGCTGTGTGTGTCTTGATATTTCCTGCCCCGAATTCTTCTTCGAAGTCTTTCAGGATTTCAGTGTCACACAGTTTCTTTACCTTTGATGTTTTGTAATCTGAGGTATCACCAAACTCTACATTTTCTTTCACCAGATCAAGCGAAATAATTTTCGTTGTATCGCCATACTGCTGCAACACTTTGTATTTGCGTTTCCCTGTAGTCTGGAACACATCTCCTCGTTTCAGTGTTGACAACTCAACCTTTCCGGTTTCTTCCTGTTGTTCCAGAAGTTCAACCAGTTCCTTTGCTTTCTGTAAAATTTCTTTATTGTTCATATCACATCTCCTCCTGCTTCATAAAATCCGGAATTTCTGGTTCTTTACCTGCTGCCGGAACTGGCTCTTTCTCGGCGGGCTTTACAGCTTCTGCAACTGTCGACTGTTTCGGCTGTTCTTCGATTGCCATTGGCTCTGGAATGAATTCCTCTTTGTTAGCGTTCTGTTCGATTTCTTCCTGCACTTCTCTGTATGTGGCATCCATCGTGTTATATTCATAAGCCTGCACCGGATTATCCCATTTCTTAGGAATAGACTTCATGATGTTGTTACGCATTTTACGAATAATCATGGATTCTCTGGACTGTGTTTCGTAGTACGACGGAGAAATGTACGGTCTTAATTCCTCACAATCAATAACCGCTTCCAGTTCTCCGATCTCAGAAACTTTCTTCATGATTTCTTTTTTCTTTGCTTCAATCTGAGCTTTCTGTGCATCTGTAGCTTTGTATCTGTCCGCACAAATACCAAATGTTTCATTCTGAAGATTGTTCTTGATATGTGCTGCAAGATTTTTCAGTACGTCTGCTCTTTCACATGAAAGGTATTCAACGTGACCATCTTTGTACTGAATTGGATATACCACGCGAATAACTTTTCCAATTCCAGATTCTTCCCATTCCGGCGGTGTGATCTCCACGCCTCTGTGTCTTGGTGGGATATACTTATCTCCCTCTCTGACTTTCCAATACGGGAACACTTTAGATACATTGACACCATATCTACTTACAAGAGCGTCATTTCCATCGCCCTCAATCGCAAATTCAACCTTCTTTTCCCACTGAGGTTTCTGCCCTTTCACTGCTACATTTACATTTCTGATCTGGAAATAGCATTCTCTCGGCTGTGCATTTGCGTTCAACTTTAATGCTGCTACCTTGCTCAGGATAAATTTAAGATTAAAGTTTACTGTATCAATAATGATTCCGTATGGTTCAAACTTCCGTTTAAGATATTCGTCAAGTGCTTCATTCAGTTCCTGGCGCTTATCACCAAAAACATCTGTTACTGGATACTTCGCTGTTACTTCCTGCGTCCATGCTTTCATTTTCGGCTTAATAAAGGTATTTTTCACAGATTCCCCGGATTGCCCTTTGAACTGAGTAAATACATCAGTTACTCTGCTCTGATCGAATTTATACGAAAATTCCAAATCAACTAAAAGAGATTTGCCATCTGCTGTTGGTGTCTTAAAACTTTCGTCTTTTGGAGAATCGCCTTTATCTTCAGATGTAAGATAAGACTGTTCGATTCCAACAGAATACAGCGAAGTTTTTACTGTAGGTGAAATCAAATGCCATCCCTGCGTAAGTACATTCTTGGAGATTCCCCCGTTCATTTTGTACTCGACCGCAATGTAACCGGCTGGAACCCTTACACTACACTTTGCAATGCATATAAGTCCTGCAATGATTGCAACAGCTAATCCGATTCCACCTAAAAGTCCTTTCTTCATTCTTTGTCCTCCTTGTTTTGACTTTCGTCTTTATTTAACTCATCAATAGCATTTCTGCCAATGTGATTCAATAATTTACCTAGTGGCTGAAATAATTTGTAAAGCAGAAACCATACTGCCACTGCTCCACATATCACTAGAAATATAAATACTGGATTCATACATTCACCTCACAATGCTTCTAAGTGAATCCCACCACTCGTCTTTTTTATTTATATCTTCTTCTCGTTTATATTGAATTTTTATTTTATATAGTCCAGAATCAGATACGTGTGGCTCAACATGTAAGAATTTGAATTTCTTTTTAAGATATCCTATTTCAAAAACACATTCTTTTGGAAAAACAGTATAAAGTGTGACAAATTCTACAAAAATAATTCTCTTATCTTTTTCATGGTACACATCAATATTTGCCAACGCATCGACAACTTTTTTGTCTTTAGCAAAAATCTTTATTGGAAAATTTACTACAAAATATTTGCTCATACATTAACCTCAATCTGGAATACATAATTGTTTGTAAGTAAATACCGCTGTATATTTCTTTCCGCATTTGTAACAAGTTTCCGTAATAGTGCAAGTCTTTTCTTTATCATTACATTTCGATTCTGTATCCGAACTTTTGAACTTGCATCCACCTGTCGAAATACATTTAATCTGTTTTGTGTTCATCTTGTTCTCTTTGTAAAACTTTTCTGATGCAATCCTCAACAAGTATAAAGTCTTTATATGACATACGCATCTCGCAATTGTAAAAATGCTTTCCAATTTCATTTACAATTAATTTATAAATTCTAAACTTGGTTTCTTCCGAAAGTTCGTCCAGTTCCACAGGTTTAGTCTTTTGAAGTTCTTCCGCATCGCTGGCAACTGTTTTAATAACATCTTCATCAGGCACTTTTATAGAATCAATAGTTCTAACAATGTACGGAGTGTTTTCTGAACGCGATATAACCTTGCGCCATTCAGCAACAGTTCTTTCACCTGCGTCTTTCTGAATGAAAGTGTTCAAAGTGTTTCCCCTATAACATTTTATCACTGCATCATCATTTTTTATTTTTACTGAATATTCATTTTGGAATTCAAACGCAATGTACTCAGTATAAAATTTTAAAACGGTCTTTGTAATTGGCGGATAAGATATAAGAAGAATTTCCTCGATATCAATCTGCGCATATGTTTCTATTCCAAGTTCGATGATCTCAATCGGAATCCTTTTAACCACAATTCTCATACATTCACCTCAAACTCTTTCTTGCAGTTACTTCCCTTGCACTTCAATTTAAGATGCTGAATTTTTGTATCTTGACTAATCAGAAGTGCTTTCTTCTCACAAAAAGGACAGCAATACCACAGTTTGCCATTGATGTTCTTTATTAATGCCCGTCCGTCCCACGGCTCCGGTGGGTTCATTACCTGAGAGAAATCTATCCCCTCAGATTCAAATGCTGATTTGATGCTCATTAAAAAATCTCCTTAAATTTTCTGCCGATCAAAACCATTGTCTTTGTTTCCCCAATACGGATATTGCTCTAAGCATTTTCTCATATACTCATGCGGATATGATTTCGCAAAGTCAGCAATTTCTTTGACAGGTGCCTGTTGTATCTTCGTCCTCCATTCTGGATAACCTTTTGTTTCTACGCCCATGTCAGTTCACCCCATGAACCTTTCTTAGATTTGCATAATATCGGTCAACTATCACATCCAATGCGGTCTGAAGCTGATTGATTGTGATGCAATCGGACTGATGCTGTCTGTGATATTTTGCGATTTCTATAGATTCGTCGTAAAATGGTGTATCTGTCTTTTCGTCCACCTGTTTTTTTAACTCGTTATTATAAGCACACATATTATCCAGTTCAGCCTGAAGCTCATTGATTTTCTCATTTTTGTCCAGAATTTCATGTTGCTTTGCTTCGCTCTCATCAGCCAGACGAACAACTTCTTCTTTCAGCTGATCTACTGTCCATGTTGCCATGTCTTCAATTCTCATAACTGCCTCCCTTAGATTTTGGTAAACGTTTCCATATCATAGTTATCACGGATATAGTCCACGCATTCACACAATTTCTTACGCAAAACTAAATCATTTGCGATGTCTGGATGCAAGGTATATAACATGCAACTGTTTTCTTTTCCGTCTTTCTGAAACTTCTTCCAGTCAAAAGTCATTGTGAACAATGGAATCCTCGTGAGATTTTTTGTCTTCTGTCTTATATAGAGATTGCAGAGTTTCTTAATCATGGCATCTTCTCCTATCTTGTAGACCACGTAACTATTTTATTCTTGCACTGTGGGCATATGATATATTTCTGCTTACGTCCACGTCCAGATGGCATATTTGTAGAAAACATTTTTTCTATGCATTCTTCTTTAACATCTTCTTTTTCATCGTATTGCAACACTGCTCCGCATTTTCCGCAATTTATTCTTTTTAATGTTCCAGGAACTAAAATTTTAATCATTTTATATCACCACATTCCTCTATTAGTGCTTGACTCTCCAAGAAAGTTAGGTTGACAATCTTTTTTATCAAGTAATGTGGCCTTTGCGTTATAAATCGTCTTAATCCTATCAGATTCGAGACAAAATTCACTATTAAATTCAGTTTTGCAGTTTGTACAAATCCATTCTGCATCAGTTCTCAAACCTGCAGCATCTACGTCGCCGCCAAAGATATCCACTCCTGTATTGATTACCGTTCCTCCACAAAGTGGACATTTACGTTTATCTCGTAACAATAAATCATTTTCCATAATCTCATTTCTCCCTGTCTTCCCTATGTTTCATCTGGCACTCAATCATCTTCGCTACATTCTCACGTTCTTGTTTTATTCCATGTCCTTGACGAAACAACTCGCATTCGAGAATATTTCCGCACTTGGAACATTCATCGTTGATTTCTTTAGCTACTATTCGCATTTCCATCCATCCTGTACCATTCTAGGCTTGTATATTTTCTCGGTGTATCCCTCACCGTTACATAAGTCGCAAGTGACTTTTATTTCTTTGTAATCATCGCAACACTCCCAGTATTGTGCACGATTTACTCTTTTGATAGTAGTTCCACTTCCACCGCACTTCGGGCATCTATAAATTTTATTTCCTTGTATTAGATTTACAAGGTCATTAAGAGTTGTTTCTCCACCGTATACATTTCTCAGACGTATCACTTCATGAATTTTCATTCTTTACTCCCTCCCAACATTCACAACTATCATCAAGACATCTAAAATCTGCGCAATGTTCACTGTCACCATTGCAGCAAACGCCTTCGTATGTCGCGTACCATTTACATGTACAACAATAATCTTTTTCTTCCATAATCCACCTCTCTAAACAAAAATTCCAGCACACGGACTTGAACCGTAACTAGCCACCCAACGTGGAGTGCTGGAAACCATTCATAGAAAGGTAAGATAAAAATGAAATCCTTCCAATGATTGCAGTTCATTGGAACGGTGCATCCGTGATTCGAACACGGACAACATTTCTGTTGGAAGACTTAGCAAGTCTCTCTGTTACCATTACAGCAATGCACCACTTAACTAACCAAAGCTGATTTTATTGTATCGTCAAAAAATCAAAAAAACGGTGGGAACCTTATTCGCAAGAGCTGCGCCCACAAGTGGAATTGAACCACTACGCTGCACCTAACTCGCTCCGTTTGTTTTATATTTTCTCAATTATAATGCAGTCGTACCTTTCCGAATTAATTATATTTTCCATTGCTTCAATTGGATTATATCCAAGATTCTGTAATACCTGTTTGAATACTGTTACCGACTGACCACTTGCAAGCTGTACACCTTTTCTTGTGGCATCAGCATGAAATACATCATGTCTGCTGTTGACATTCCAAAAGATAATATTCGGAATAACATATCCGGCTTTTCGGAATTTCTTTTCCATTTTGTCATAGAAAGTCCAATCCTTATTCCCACTATAATCAATTTCCATATCAGAGATAACGACTATAGCTTTCGGCATCTCTTCTTGTGAAACGTTGCTCTCTTCAGCAATATCGAGTACTTTCTCAAATGCAGCTTTAAGGTTTGTGCTGCAACCCCAATTTGCTTTTGCAACATTGATTATTTTCTGGTGAAGTGTTTCGCCCTTTAATGTGACAATCTGTGGATTACTAGAGAATGTCATAAACAAATTATGATATGCGTCTGTATTTCTCTCAGCAAAATATATTGCCAGACCAATTGAGGTTGCCATTGGTCTTCCATACATTGAACCAGATACATCAGCCATTATCAGTGCATTTGTTCCCTGTTCAATATAATCTGGAAGTGCTTTCCATTGTACTTCAAGGACTTTGTTATTTTCTCTTCCATAAAGGATTTTCTCCACGATGTCATATGGATACAAGGTTGAAGCATTAATTTTAACTTCTCCCTTATCAGCTTTATTGACGAACTCACTAAAACCATCAGGATCATGCTTTGCAAAGGCTCTACGATAAATCATCATTGCACGGCTTGGAACTTCTGGATATTTAATCTCGTTCCACTTGCCGGCAGACATGAGACTTTCGACAACACCTATCTGTTTTCTCATACTGCGAACGATTCTCTTAAAGTTGTAAACTGGATAGTCTAACTTCTGTGCAGTCAGAATTCCTAATTTTCTAGTCTCTGCGCTACTTGCATCAGCAGTTTTAATCCATTTAGCAAGCAGAGAAATTGCTTTTCCATCATTAAGATTCTTCAAATCTTCCTCGAACTGATTTTTCATGGTCTTCCACATATCATCTTCCAATGGAGTTCCAATCAATTCATAAAGATCATCGTATCTTCCAAATACTCCAATCAAATCAAGGTTTGGTCTGAGTGCTTCTGGATGATGCTCTGCCATATAGCGAATAATGGTTCGGAAAGTTTTTCTTTCTCCAAGTCCGCAACGAATATCTCTTGCATAGAAAATTATCTTTGTTGCAAAGAGTTTATCCTGTGCATACGCTTCTGAGAACAATGTAGTGATTCTATTCTCATCAGCATCTCTTAATGCTCCAATAGTTCCGAACAAATCAAGTCTTGCATCGCTTGTGGTGTTCAGTGCGACTGCACCATTTTCGGTTCTTGTGAACTTGTTTTCTTCTTTCATTGCTTTTGCAAAGTCCATATTCTTCTCCTTTCAGGACACAAAAAATAAAATAAATTATAAAATATTCGCCTAAGATTTTATTTAAGAAATAAGTTGCTGTAAGTGTCCCATAATTTTTTTCATGATGCTTTTGGTTTTCATAATTAACAGTTATGTCCAAATGATTGCTGCAAGCACCACATAATTGCCCCAACAGGATTTGAACCTATAAAATTATTTGCAGTAAAGAACACAGACATGTTCCGTCGGTTTTCCACAACCGACAAACTGGGGCAATGGCAAGGGATGGACTCGAACCATCAACACGTACCTTGTAATGGAAGAATTGCTGTAGAAGTCACAAACATGACTTACAATCTTTTACTGCTCTACCAATTGAGCTACCTCGCCATATTTACCGCCTATAACGGTCAATCACTCCAATGAAAGAGCAATTGGGTTGAGTTCCACATTCATAGAAAGAAGGTGTATTGAGAATTTGTTTTAATCCGCTGAACGATAGACGGATTAATTGCAGGAGCGGAATTGAACCGCCGTTCTCAAGAATATGAGCCTTGTGAGATTCCGCTTCTCTATCCTGCGATATACGTGAGCTTTCAGCATATTTGTACCGGCAGCCCACAAGCCGACTGTTTCTTACATCTTGGACAGCATCCTCATATTTTGTTTATTTTACAAAATAGTGGGAGAAGATGGAGTCGAACCATCCGAACCACAATGGCAACAGATTTACAGTCTGCCCCGCTACCTCTACGGAATATTCTCCCAAAACCCGGACACCCCGGGTTAGCAATGATTTTTTCGTGTTATGCGTTCCACTAGGCAATTTTTCATAACTTGGACTATCGTATTTTTGCCAACCTGACGGCTTTTTGGTAACCGTGGTATGCTCCACGGAGTTGTTTCGGATATTATTATGCCTTTTAACTTTATGCTTCTTGAAAACTCCCTGCCATCAATGTGCACTTGTGATGGCTTATTGAAACTAAGAAACATTTATCGGACGGGAAATCAGATCAAGCATAAGCCTATGCCGTTACATACCTTTGCTCATTCTGATTCACATACGCTCATCCGAAAGTTTTTTCTGCCCATAAAACGGATGGGTAGCATACGGAAGAAATGGAAATTCTGAGATTCGAACTCAGGACTTCCCGGTTATGAGCCGGACGTTCTAACCGCTGAACTAAATTTCCTGAGTAGAAGCAGTCTCCCGGATTGCAGATTTTGAGTTGATTTGCTTCTACTGTTGCGGTTCTTTGCCACCAGCCGCAACAAAGGTCATGGCAAAATAGAGTACCTCGTTTTTACGAGGATTCCCATCCGGGACATTTGAAGCCCCTTTAATCAGCTCCGTTGAGCTAGATGGGTTTTCGTCGGAGGGTCTATGTAAAATAAACCATTGCCAGGTACATGCGCAACCTAGCAAGCTGGGCTAGTGGGATTCGAACCCGCGAATACAGCAGTCAAAGTGCTGTGCCTTACCACTTGGCGATAGCCTAGAATCTTTCTCCCACTCCGCACCATTACAAAAGCAGGAGAAAGAATTGAATGTGTGATAATATTTTTATTATGTGCTCTACAATTGCAACACAACTTATGTGGAGAATCAGCGTTTAAATAACTAAGTTGTTCTCTTTTTTTGTAGAGTCATATTTGCTAAATCGGATGTCTCGATCGTTTGCTTGCATACCGCTCCACTACCGGACAAGCACATCCTTTCGCATTGCTTATATGATTAACCCGTTCTTCGATAACAAACAGGATAATCTGCATCGGAAATGCTAAAAGCATATAGTTTACCTCGCTGTGCAGATTAAAACTGTATTAAGTATCATTCCTGCTTCCATCAGCAAGAAGAATGCTGTGGAAAATTGATTGCCTTTGTAATTCCGGCTCATTAAAAATGCAGCTAATGTAGTAAATATCAGAATATTAATTGCTACTGCGATAATGGTTAATGGTAATCTCATTGTTCCTCTCCAATCATAAAATTAAGTATCTTCTCTGCGATTTCTTCTTCCGGCTCAAATGGTAATCCACAGTAATTGTAATGCTCTAAGGCCGATTTTAGGCTTGCTTTGAAGCCGTGGTAAATTTGCCCGTGTTGTAACAGTTCGTGCCTTAAAACTGAAATTGCATCAGTAATTGATTGAGAAGTAAAACTAATTTGTGCCAAGCACTCCACTTCAATATCCGGTTCTGCCATCATCTCGAATACAAATGTCGGAATCTCGTCAACAGCAATATGGAAATCAACAGACTTTACTCTTGGGACTTTATTCCCATCAATAAAACACTGCGTCCCTCTCCAATCATACGGACTCGGATTTATAATTTTCACAACAGGCATCTTTGCATCCCCTTTCCTGTGCTTTGCAATACACCAGAAGATGGTCCGCAATCTCTCTAAGCTGATTTGTGTCGTATTTCGGGCAAGTTAATGGTTCTTTATCCCCTAAATCAGCACTTACTTCGGCATTAATCAGCATCGTTGCTACATCAATCGGTTTATCTGGAAGCATTAAATCGTCCTGGTTCTTATGTACTCCCATAAAAAGCTCGATTCCATCCGCTTTCATTAGCATGTAATCGTGAACTTTATCGAAGTCCGGTGCTTCCTCTGTAATAACTGCTTTTCCGTTTTCTACGTACACATAATAAACTTTCTTGTTACTATTCATGCTTCCTCTACCTCCCCAAAATATTTCTTGTACAATTCATAATCGTTTTTGCCAATCAGATCTTTGACCCTGTGTGTTTTTTCCATTCGAAGATTGCTATACACAAAAATTGTTTTAGTAACCTGTATGCGGCATTCGCCAACATCAGTTATTCCACTTTCAGTTTCGATTCTCTCTTCAGCTGAGAACCAATGCCTATTCGGAGTTAAGAAATAAACCTTTGCGTGCTTACTCCAAACGAGATATATTCCAAGCTTGATTCGTCCGCAAAAATCCTTTTTGCCGTTTCTGTATCGTACAGTCTTCCGTCTTCCAGAACAGCTTTCTTATGATGATACTCATATACCTTGTCATGCATTAAAGGTTTTTCAAGCGGATGCGCGTCAAATTCTCCAGAAAAGCCTTTTTTATATTTTAAAAAATTTTTGAATATCGACATTTGTCTACCTTCTCCGAAAATATTCTGCCAGGGCTTCACGGGTAATCTGTGATACGCTCTTGCCGGTTCGATTCTTCTCAGCTATAAGTCTTTGCTCCAATTGGTACGGCAACCGGATACGGATGGATTCGCCCTGATGGTTATGCTTTTTCATAGACAGTATCCATTTTTACGGAAAGAATCGGTTTGTCATCGGCTTTAGCTAGAAGCGTAATACCTTTCCCATTCTCCCAAGATGATGTCATAAGTTGAATATTTGAACTTCCGGTTTCGTTACAAATATTCAAAAGCTGTTGTGCCATATCCATCAACCTTGACCGAAGATATCCGTCATTGTTTACTATTTTCTCCATCTTATGCCTACCTTTCTGCGAATATTATCAGTTATCACAAATCGTTTATTGCTTTTAATTTCTGATTAGCAATTTCAACCTGAGAAGCAAGTACGCTACGTGTCACATCTCTTATAAACAATTGTTCTAGCGTCATGCGTTCACTGTAAAACAACGTTGGAGCTGTGAGCACATAGATTTCAATATTCAAATTACAAAGCCGTCTCCATGCTTCTTCAATTTCATTCTTGGTGTTTCCGATATCATCAACTCCGCAAATAATTAATGAATCACCCTTTTTCATGTTTTCACAAAGAAGTTCAAAATTATTATTTTCATCTGCCAAATCGAAAATAAACGAGTCAATTTCTTCGTTCAAAAGCATCTTTTTCTTTGCTTCCAACGGGAACCATAGTCCAGATTCTCTTGCATATCCTATCTTCATGTTCCATACCTGCCTTTCTGATATCGCCTTATTTATTCGGCAGAGAAACCGTTAAGGCTTACGGCTTGTCGTGTTGCAATCACTATCTCTGCCATGTTGAGGGTTTGTTGTTAAAAGAGCGTTTTTTAAATTTTGGGGCGGTCGGGGCACTCATTAGGCCGTTCAGGGCATCTATATACACCCCCTCCCGGGTCTGTTCCTGGTGACGCTGACCGGGCAACCCTTTGCCCCATGGGTTCCCGTTGTCCCGGTCTTAACGCTGATTTTTCGGATGCCTTCGGCAGTGATCAAGGAAGCATCAAAGCCTTTAATACTCCATCTATACGACAAACACAGATTTGTTCAATAGATTACCTTGATTTTCTATACATCATGCACAAATTCAACTGTTATATATGTGCATATTTACTAAATGTTGCCATGTCCACCGCTTTTCGGTCTGTTTGTTCGTGCTCTGCGTACATTTCAACAATCTTGTGTACATTCCACTCTGTTATAACTCCGGCTTTTCCATCTCTGGAAGCTCTAGAACGTCTTTGTATTTATCTGCGATCTGTTGCGCTGTCTGTTGCGGTATGCCCTGCTGCTGTCCTGCTGGAATTGGTGCCGTTTCCGCCATGCCATAAGCTACTTTACAAGCAAATATCAAGTTGGCATTCGTGCCATCCTGGTTGTGTAGCTTATCCAACGCAAAGGCTCCACATGTTTCTTTCCATTTTTTCACCGTTATGCCATGCGTTGAGGCGGTTCTGTAGTCTCCGTTCGCCCAATCGCTAAACGTCATGTTATTAATTCCAACTAATATTCCAAACATTTGCAAAGTAGGTGATATACCATATCTACCACATACACGTATATATATATTAAATATACTGTCTAATAGTTCTATATCATTATTACTTGGTTTCTCAATACGATCAGCAATATAAAAAAACATATCAATACGATTATTAGCTATATCTTTCTTATACTTTTCTATACTGTCATAATCTTCTTGATGTATGCATAATACAGTGTTTATATATTCATCTACCAATAACCATATTTTGTTTTCATATACTTCTATATTTTGGGATGTTGTTATAGTATTTGAATTTTTCACTGTATCACCTCACTTTATAACGTTAATCTATTAAACCATTATAAATAAAAAAAGCCGGTCGGCTCTGGTTCGTTGTCCAGTAGCTAACCGGTTCAGCCCTCCAGCGGTTCGTTCTCGCTTTCGGTCTGTATCTGTATCTCTATTAACAGTATTAACATACAAGTTGTTGTTCTGTCAACTATTAATTTAAAACTTTTAGTCAATCTCATATAACAGCATATACTATATGTATGTATATTATATATACTATATACAATATTATATTAATCAACTCAGCCTCTGGAATCTAGGAAGGGACAGGGAATAACTATAATTATAGATATTCATAATTCCATAATATTAATATATATAATATTATAATAGGGCATTTTGAACGCACAAAAAGCCAGACCTTCCGGTATCTGATCCGGCATGATCTGGCTATGTTTATTTTTGTGTTCAGTTACGATTCCGCTTTGTCAGCCCTGCCCCTTCCTGAGTTCCGTCGGCTTCGTTGTTTCGAGCATAACAGAACAATTCGTAAAAGTCAATCAAAAAATTGTCGTTGACTTTTGGCTTGGGTTATGTTATGAATAATTATGTCAGGACTTCGGCGGCAGTTCTGCACCTGTCCTAAAAGCCGCCACAAAAAAGCATTATAAAAGCCCCTTGGTGAATTCCAAAGGGCTTATTTTTATCATGCGAACATTTCCAAAAAAATCGTTTACATCTTCGATAGTTCCGACTTCCACCTTTTCGCTGTTCGGGTTGTCACTTCTGTAAAATGTTCCGGCTGCATCTTTCCAGAATGTAAAGCTGCTGTCGCTATATACTGCGAACGCCTTTTCTGTTAATTCGCTTTTATTAAATTCATACTTTTTCATTGCTTTCCCTCCCTTTATTGTCTGGGGCGATTGCTCGCCCCTCTGGTTATTCGTTTTCCTTCGTGTTCTCTTTGAGAAGTCCGGCTGAATGTTTTCTAATTTCGTTGTTCATTTCTCGGACTTCTTCAATGGTTTCGCATTTGTCAGTTGCTGTTGTGATCAACCATGCAATAAACTGTAATTGTTTGTCTGTCATGTTGTCCATGTTTTCTCCTTTCTGTAGTCTATAAGGTTTTTGTTTCCTTACAGCTACAATTATATCTCTAATTTTAGTGAATGTCAATATTTTTTTCACTTATTTTAGAGATTATTTTTTCTCTATCGCTATCAGTTTCTACATATTTTATAATGTCTCTTGGTTGCATTTCCAGAACTGCACAAAGTCTATTAAGATTATCCAAAGATATTGTTGTATCTCCTTTTTTAAATTTTTGCATTGTTGCTTGTCCAAAAAGTCCTGTATTCTTTGCTTTTGTGGTGTTTACACCGATTTTTGCAAGTTCTTCTATAACATTGATTTTATATTCTAACATTTGTATCCCTCCTGTTCATTTCTTCTATATATAATGTAACTTTTTCATTTCTGATTGTCAAGAAATATTTTCTCTATTTTTTGTGATTTATATATTGACATTCTCTAATTTTAGTGATAATATATAACCATCAACAGAGAACAAGCAACCCGGACACGGAGCCGGAGAAACAGGAGAAAATCAAAATGAAATCAATTATTATTTTATCAATGATCGCAGCGCTTTCACAGGCACCAGCAACAGACGCAAGCATCTACGTGATGCCGGGTGTGTACCACGCAAATACAGAAACAGTTACCGACATTCGCGGTGAAGAATGGGGATTTGATAACGAAGAAATCGCAGACGGTGCGGACGTAGTCATCACATTCGACAGCGTTGGAACTTATGACTATACAGACGACATCATCACAGATATTGTAGAGGCAAAATAAAGTAAGAAATAAAAACAAAAAGCCCGTTGCAATCCTACCAAGACAGACAACCGGCACCCAAAAATAAAAAAAGAAAGGGCGTTCTTATTGTAGCAGGGCGTACGGCGTAAATCAATGAAAAATATAATAAAAGATTTTGCAGCGGGTTTTATGATTGCTTCTTTCGCTCTCCTGCTGATAGAGAAAAAGCATATGTTTTTTATAAACTGGTAAAAAAGTTGCATGATATTTTTAACTTAGAATATCACGAAACAAAGGACGGCAGCCGGGCATATGATAAAGTTGTCGGATTTGTCGAACTGTATCAGGAATACAAGCCCGCTTTTGATAGTATTTATAATTAATTCTTTACGTTGCTTTGTTATATTTGCCTTTTAACGGCTTTTAATTGCTTCATGGTACATTTTACCGCATACGGCTATAAAATCATTTCTAGGAAGTTTTACGCAATCAATTAAAAGGATTGACGGCAAAATATAACGGGCGTATTATGTTTATATATGTCAATGTGGATAACTGCCAGCTTGGATTCTGCCCAGGTCTATGGCTGTATCTATTCCGGATTGCTTCGGGCGGTCTTATTTGCGAACTATTTTATACGCTGATTTTCTGGCAGTTCGTCTAGTTCTGCTCCTATAATCATGTATTCTCTCATTACATCATATGCGGTATGACTAATTCCCTGTGAGATCAT